TGAGTTAAATTGACCTGCTGTGGTTACAGACGAGGTTACTGCAGCTGCTGGGGTTTGCCCAATTACTGCGGTTCGGTCAGGTGAAGTTACTACAATACAGTCTTTTCTTAAAGATCCTGCCGTGGCAACGAGGTCGTTGACTACGGTTGCTTGATCTGCTGATGCCGCCATGCCAGGTGCAATTAAGAAATCTACCTGAATGTCTTCTGTGCTTTCGAACACATCAAACCCAGAAAGGATTTGTGAAGTACCGATAGCGCCACCATTACTTCCGCTACCAAGACTGAATGTTTTGGTGGTTGGAGAAGCAAGTGCAAAGTTAGTTCCAGAACCATTTCCTGCTGCAGTCGAAGACTCATCAAACGTAGCATTAGCGACGTCTGCTGTGTTATTAAGACTAACTGCCCAAACATAAGTAGAACGGTTATTGACAACGTCTAAAACGTTATTGCCAGTTCCATCGTTTGTTTTGGCATCTGTCGCTAAGGACAGAAAGGGGAAAGTTTCGAGAACTGTTCCAGGCGTTCCAGTTAAAGAACCCAATTTGTCAATTACGACAACGTGGACTTCGTCATTATTGCCGCTGGCATTAGTAGCATAAGATGATGTAGCAGGAGCAGCATCAAAATAACTTCTGTATGCCCAAGCATCATACGTAGCATCGGCGGGTGATTGAGGACAAACTTGTACCTCAATGCTGTTGCCAGCAGACCCAGGATACTTTGCCACAAATGTGTGACTAGCGGTCTTTAAAGACGCTTTCTGGTTATCGAAAGCAGTAGAGTTCTTAATGAGTGGGATAGATGCAAATGATTCAGCTGAATCACAAGCATTTCCAGCAGAGTCAGTCATGACCCTTGAAACATAAAGACTTGTAGAGTAACGCAAAAACGAAGAAGCAGATAAAAAATCTACTGCATTCGTTATAGATGGAGAACCAAAAGTTGACACCAGTGTTGATTCGTTGTCGATCAGCACGGGAGTAGCAGCTGGTCCCCATGAAAATTCTCCGGTAATAGCACCAGTTGAAGTAGTAACCGAAGGGACTACGCCCGTGAGGTCAATTTCTTTAACGGTGATACTGGGAGACGCGGATGGGGTAAAAAGAGCCATATTCGTTTCCTTTTTCTTTTATTAGCTAATAATAAGATTTACATAATACGGATACATATCAATGTTATTTATTTATAATTACCAAGATTTGGAAGTATCTGCATCAAAAATTTGCCAATCGTATGACAATTCTCCAGATCTATTTTTATTTTCATATTCTTCGATTACGTCAGAAGCGTCGTCAATAAAACCAAAGGGCAAAACATCTTCCTCGATCAATCTCATTTTCTCGGAGAACATCATTTCTTTAAGGTTAATATCGGTCATATCAGAAAACATTTGTTGTGTGACAAAATACCCCAACATGACAAGGTTCATAACCAAATCGTCGTGATTTCCGTCTGACGCTTCGTATGATTGTCCTTTACCGACAAAGGTTGATATTTCTAAAATTGTGTTCTCATCAAATATTTCTAACTTCCCTGTTTCGAGAAGGTCTTTAAATCCAGAACATCCTAATCGCTTGGTTTTGCGATTTATTTCTACTCCTATATGAGAAGATTTTACTGTCGAAGATACATGAGTGTTTTCGTATTCTAGGTCATGGTATAGTCCATTGCAGACTACGCCACCTTGGTCGTTTGCCTCAACAACAACATATGCTTGGTTGTAGGCAGTTGCATACTTATATATAATATCAGGGAAGAGTATTGGAGAGATAGTATTGTTCCGATACACAGCCACTTGACTAAAAGGGCGTGTCGTAATGTCAATAACAGTGAACGTAGAATAGTCCTGACCTCTTCCTTTCGATACATCAACGGTCATGATGTATTCGTGCCCTGCGCAGGGTTCTGTATAGATGGACAATAGACCGCCCTCTAAGACCCGCAGAGGCTCTTTTGCTCGTAATGACATAAGAGTCTCTGCATTTATTAGGGTATCACCTGTACCAAAAAAAGTGTTCCCAAATTCCTGATCAAACTGTAGCGGACTAGTATTTGCAATTGTAGTCTCTTTCCACTTCTCGTCTCGCCCAGGCACGTCATACCAATCAACTCTGAATGGTTTAAACTCGTTTACCCCTTGGTTTGCACCTTCCCATATTTTGTGGTAGATGTTTCCGATACCGTTGGCGGTTGAGGTGATGATGACTTTGGTGTCTTTTCCTGCGGATACAACAGGATAGGTAGAAGTGTAAAATTCAGATGCTCGCTCAACAAAAGCAAACTCATCGAGATAGAGCAAATTAACAGACATACCGCGAATAGAAGACCCGCTAGTGGCAGCAGCAATAATCCTACTATTATTAGAAAACTCGATAGAACCTTTGTTGAGAGTTTTACAGCCAGGTTGTAAAAAGAAAGGAAGATTCTCAAGCATAAGTGTAACGCGACTGAGCATTTCCCTTGAGGTTGCTCCTTTGTTCGCGAGAACGGCAATGGTCTTTTCGGGGTGGAAGACTGCGTACCAGAGTAAGTAGGCGACAGAGGAGATTGATTTACCAGACTGTCGGCAAGCAAGTACAATATTAAAACGATTGTCGTTAAAATGGTTGAACATACGTTCTTGATAGGGGTAAAGATTGAAAGGAACGAGACCGCTGTCCAACGAAATAATTTTGACATACTCACGCGCAAAATGTGCGGGGTTTTCCATGCATTTTTTATACTCAAGGACTTCCTCCTTAGTCCATTGTTGTACAACACCATCGCGCTTGACATTTATATTGCCAAGATAAGTTTCGTTATTCATTCTCAACGCTAGAGACATTAATCACCTTTTCATCATCATTATTTTGCAATAGTCTTTGTAAATCTGTTGTACTTCCAAGAAAGACATTATTATTAGTTATTTGTTTTTGTTCGGGTTTGTCTTCTCTGATCACATCTTTATGCTTCTTGTTCAAGTCCATCAATTTGTCAGTCACATCAGCGATGTTTTTTATCATGCCAGATAATACTTCGAACGCTCTCGGGTGTTCGCTCTCGCGCGCAACCTGAATCATAAGTTCAAGAGATTCTTTTCCGCCATCAATTAATTCAATATAGGTATCCCTTGATGTGTTATAATCGTCATCAATGTTTTTATTTTCACTCATACGCTATCCAATGCATTAAAATAATTATAATTGAAACCAAAGTCGCTATCGGACGCTACGCCTTCTGGAGTCGGAGTCGTTCTAATAGTTTCTAACAGAGGGTTATTGCCCACGGTTGGAGTGTCTTGTTGATATATTTGTCCGTCCACTTGACGAATAATTGGTCCGGTTACTAACGGACCATAGAAACTAATCTTCATAGAGAAGTCAAGCGTATATATAATAGTCCTTCTTGCTTCGATCGGTCCTTCGTAATCATCAGTAAAAGTCAACCCCTGCAATATTACAGGAACGTCGTCTTTGATCGCGTTCAATGCATCTAATGGTTGCATAGTAACTGTATACTGGGGATTAAAATAAGGAATTATCTGTTCCACAATTTGCAAAGCATCGTCTTGTGATTTGGCGTATATGCTAAGTTGATAATTGATGTTGTATGGAACAGAAGTGTATAACCTTGTCTTATCTGATACAGAGGCAGAACCAGTTGTTAATGGTTGAATCCTTGAATTCGTTTTGGGTAACTGTCGCGTAATATCATATTCCATTGATACGATTTCAAAAGACATCCTAGGTAATTTAATTGCAATCTGTCTTTCGGCGTCTTCGCCCTGATTCATCTGCGCAATACGATCAATAAAACTTCGTTTGGGAGCATAACTCAAAGGAACCTTTACCTGACTCATAACATCGCCAGATGAATTTTTCCTTAAAACATATATGTTATTGAACAACGAACCAAATACAGCAACTGATTTTCGTACTCGTTGGTGATAGAAATGTTGGCCAAACATTATTTAATACCTCTGATGATTATCATGAAGGATCCCCGAACGGATTAGTTTCCGTAAAGTCTAAGAAATCGCTTTCAAATATATCAAACACGTCGTTCTGCGCGCCATGATCAATGTTCTGTAGTTCTTCGATCAAAGTCGGAGTTGCCACGGCACCAGATACTAGACCCAGAACCTCGGCAGAATTAGTAAATGTATGGAAAAGTCCGTCGTCAGCGCCAACGTGCGCAAGGTACAGTTTGTTATTCAGAGCATCGTATTTAACTACTTCGCCGCTCATCACATAATCGCCATTAGTTTGATTGACGATTTCGTTAACAACAAACTCACCAACGACTGAATCAAACGTCATCACATATTGATAAGCAGAGAATTTCTCAACCTGATCAATCTCTTCAATATCAGTATCAAAGTCTTCATCGTTATACTCAAACAACTCACAACGCATTTTAAATACAGGTAAGTCTTTTAACTGGAAGAATGGAGACTCAGTTTCTACTCTAGAGATTTGAAACATAGATTGAGAAAGAGGTAGATAGATTACATCGCCTTCGCGTGGTCGGAAAAACGGATTGTTATCTGCTTCTTCATTTACTGCAATAACAGAGTTCCATCTTCTCCGAGCAACAATGAACGTAGCAGCGTCTCGAATCTCTACACCAAACTTAGTAAATAGATCTCCCTCACCATCAAACCCTTCGGTGTTTTCGATGTACATTTCAATCTTGTATGCGTCTGAAAAACGAGAAACGTTATCATCGACGAATATCTGGTCTTTATTTACCAGTTCACGAGGAAGATAGTAAACGTCCTGACCATACATTTTCAAAGACTCTACAATAAGGTCTTCGTACAGCAGTTGTTCGCTCTTTCTGCCTTGACTGAAATAGGGATTTGTAGCCATTAATATTATCCAATAAAGAAGTCAGGCGGTAGTTCTTGTTCTAGTCGCATATCTTCTTTAAGTTTTTCCAACTCTTGAGTTCCATCATCATACATCTGACGACCATTAACAGTTACCCCGCCAGGAAGTTGCATACCGTCAAATTTCATCATGTTAAGACCCCATTGCTGTTTGATCAATGAGGTTGTGTAATTCTTAATAAACATATCATTGTAGATACTTACTGAAGAATCAGGATTAAGGATCTGATAAACCTCGGCAACTAGGAAATCGCCAACTTTGATATCACCATCATTAAAATCCCCAAAAACATATAATCGGTCTTGGTGTCTTGAGAACGAAACCTGAGGAGTACCAGACAATTGCATGTCCACCATAGAGAGGTACTGCTGCATTTGGTAGAAATAAGACATACCACCGGCAAAACTCACAAAGTCGCCCATAGAGTTTAGCATCATTTGATATTTAACATCGAACATGCCCGCGCCAGAAAACGTGCTATTGACAGGAAACATTTTAGAAATATAAACTATGTCTGCAGGAATTGGGATGTACTTATTGGTAACATCATCTGCAGTAACAACATGCTTCATATAAGTGCGTAAGGTTGCATCGCTATGAAACTCTTGATAGACTTGCAGCGCATCATCTACCTTGTCTTGTATTTGATCGTCGTCTACATTGATTTCAAGTACAGGTGCACCCAGTCTCCGTAGACAGAAGTCTATTAGTGTTTGCCTTGAGTTTGGTGCTGCCATTATCGTTCCTCTTTATATATTTATTGGTTGATTATAACCTTGTCAACCAACGTTGAATTATTATTAACAACAACCTTATCGACTTTTGTGCTTGTCTGTACTACTTTTTTAACTATGGTTGTCATTATGTAATAGACAATTTAGTAACTGATGGCGTTACATATAATTGACCTTCGAGGACTCTCTCGACCTCGACAGTGCTCCCAGAGGAGTCTCTCGCTATCTCTAGATCGTATACGTATCTTTTGTTCGCTTTGAGCAAATTGGTCTGGAGATGGGTTAAACTGAGGTTAATAATGCCAGAAGCAGCAGAATCAACAGTGCAATTAAACACAGTGATGCTGCTGCTATCGAGATTGTAGTTGGGACTAATATGCGAGGATGCAGTGTAATTGGTTAGATTTTTTGCAGTTCCATTCTTATTAGTTAAATGCACATTAATCGAAGCAGTCGAACCCTGATCAATTGTAATGTCTTTGTAATATGCCATAACACATTCCGATTAGTGAAAGTATATGACTCTATTTATAAGAATCCTGCACCTGCCTTAACAAATACAATTAAGTTTCTGGATTAATGTCAGCAGCTATGAATCCATTACCATCTGAAAATCCAGTACCAATATTGGTACCAGAAGCTGCGCCTGGAGCGCCAGGAGCGCTTACCATGATTACATCTGGTGCCGAAGCGCTGTTCGGTGGTTGTAACCTTCCTGCGGCAACCCAAGCGCCATATCTTGCGCCGAATTCGTTATACGAAGTGCTTTGTGCTGTATCATACTCGAACAATCCCCAGCTGCTTATCCAAGTGCCTGATGGTAGATGAAATACATAAACATTTCCTGCGTCGGTATATTGAGAAAATCTCTGGGGATTTCCAATTAAAAGCCAAGGTCCGTGTCCAGTGGGCCCAATTGCTCCTACACTAGTGTTGGGAATAGCACTCGTTGATCTAGTATCACCGGATATTGACATTGTTCTGGTAAAATGTTTACTTACTGTGGAGTCATAGTAACTTTCATTTCTTCCAAATCCAGGTTCACCATTTCCACCATAAGGATTATCTCTGCGGTATAAGAACACCGGTTCTTCCCCTGATATATCAAAAACAGTAAAGTGGTTTCTAGTAAAACTGGTACTGTAACTTGTGGACATTATCACCAAATAATTATTAGACATAGTAACGTTAATACCAAAATTGTCGACATCGTCATAATTATAATTGGCACCGTCGATTATAAATCCTGTACCCAAACTACTGCTCGAAACCCTCGTGCTAAATAACCCAACCATGCTAGGTCCGGTTGGGTTAGTACCAGATCCTCGACATAAACCAACGGCCATCCAATGTTTGTTTAAACCCCCTCCGTTTCCAGATAATTGCCCTTCATTCGCGCCAGCATTAGCAAGTTTAGTGTAAACAGCAATTGCTTCTGGCCAAACCGTGTAATTGCTATTCCACCCATTACTAGTACCGATCTGATTTCCAACCTGAGTGGTGGTCATAGTTTGATTAATCGAAAACGAGCCACTGGGGCTGAGGCCTAAGTAGTAATAATGTACATTCCAAAAAGTGCTGGAAAGTCCAGAAACGGGGTCTGAATTCGTAATGTATCCAAGAAAATATTGATCTTGGTGCATACATGTTGGTCCGAACTGATCGGAAAACTGCATTCCTTGCGTCGCTTCGCCGAATTTCTTCCAAGCATTAATGGCCGATCCGTGCGATGCATAATCTATGAACTGACCGCCTGAGATCCATTCGGGCACGTAAATAAATATCTTTCCGGTAACCAAACCACCAGTAATAGTGGTTACGAACCCATTATCGACAACAGCAGCCATAAAATACCCATGATTCAGGGAATCGTTTGATCCTAAACCCTCAAAGGCAGAGATAGTAACATCACTACCGAAAAGTGCTGTGGCACCAGTTTCAGCGGATCCAGGGATTGTATTAAGGCCCCCGATCTGGCTCCATGCTCCTATGGTAACTTGTCCATCGGTCGCGGATTGAGGTAATTGGGGTATCCCTAAAATAAAGAAATCGCCTGTAAATTTACACAAATCAATACCCTTGGTAGGGGTCGTGGTTACCACGAAGTTCAGGTCGCCTGGACTTTGAACATAGTGATCTTGTAAATCATGGATCGAACCAGAGGGTATCGCCACCCCGTCCACCCCGTTTCGAATTATGGCGTCATTAAAACTAACCGTAGTACCTGAGGTACCGCCCTCCGCCACATGAATTGCATTTAAACTTATAGGTCCAAAAAGGTTGTTGGTATCTTGATTGCTCATTTTCTACTTCCCCATTTTTCTTTGACATACAATATCACAGTGTCTGAATCCAGGTGATCCATATTAGAACCACCCCATACCGATAGAATTTGAGATTCCGTTGCTTTCATTGTCAACGTAAGGTTTGAAGATCTGATCGATCTTTTGGGGTTTTCTAACGCAGAAACTAATGTCCATTCGTTCATTTTTGGCAAATTTCCAAAACATAATTGATGATAGAGTCAGAATCAACCGCGCCTTTGGCAGATTTAATTTCAGAATCAGGAATAGAAAATTCTATTGTACCAGATTCACATTGTATAATTCTAACCGGAGCGTTTATTTCAGTAACCAATTTCCAGTTTTCTTCCATTCTTACATACCCTCAATAATAGATTTAAGTTCATCAATCTGTTGCTGTTGTTCTTTGATTGCTTCGATAAGAAGACCAACCATGTTGCCATAATGCACTGCAAGATTTTTATCTTCAGGATCTTCTATTGTTTCTGTCTCATATACTGCTTCTGGTAAAACTTCTTGCACTTGTTGGGCAATAACACCAGTCATTCTTTTGTCTGCGCCGTCTTTAATATAATTAAAGGTGATGCCATCTAGAGTTTTTACTTTGTCAACAGCATTTGGTATTACTTCAATGTTTTCTTTGAGTCTAATATCAGATGGACTTCCGTATGCAGTAATATTGCCGGCAACAATGAGGTTCCCGCCGGAGGTGAGCTGCATCTGATCGGTCCCAATAGATGTTAGTTGTGCTGCTGAATTCCAAGTTGCCGCAGTCCTGAATCTAATAGAACCTGTGCCTGCGCTATAAACACAAAAATCAGTATTAGCGTTATAGGAACCAATACCGGCATTAGCGCCGCCAGATCCTGTAAAGGCGATTGGGTTTGTTGATGAAGACCCTAAGATACCTCCGCCGAAGACATGTAATGGAGCGGTGGGACTGCCGCCAATACCCACGTTGCCGCTGCCATCGATGCGCATGCGTTCAGGCGGTTCTACATCAGTCGTGGTACTTCTAGTTCTAAATACTAAATCACCATTTGTGAAAGTCCCAGTTCCGGTTTGTTGTAAACCAATATAAGCAGGAGAATGCGTTGCTCCTCCATTAGTGTATCCAAAACCTATCGCATAAACTGCACCGGAAGTGTTGTAGTCAGATACGCCTAACTGTAGGTAACTGTTTGCTGTTGTAAAAGTTGTGACGCCAGACCCGCCAAGTCCGTTGTCTATTGTTAT